TTTAATATTAATTAATTTGCTATCTCTATAGTAATTAAATTGTATTGTATTAACCTCTTTATTCATTTGAGGCATATATTCCATATCAATAACAATTCTGTTTTCTTTAATTGTTTGTTCTGATATTCCTCTATCAGCAAACCATTCTAATACATTAACAGGATATTGACTTATACTCTCTTTTTCTTTTGGTATTATATATGTTTTGTTTTCCATATAGCTGTTTTGTTTTTTTAAACTACCATTCCAACCACAATTATGACAATTCCAAACCCCCTCATCTATGTTTACAGACAAACAGGTTTCATTTTTCTTTTTTCTTTCATGTGAACATTTAGGGCATTTGGTTTTTACTTGACCTGATGCTCTCTTAATTATTATGCCGTATTCATGAAATCCCATTAAAATACAAAGTTTTCAAATTTACCTCCTGTAAATCCTTGTTGATTGATTTCTTTAATTTCATCATCCCAACAACCTTGATTTAACCAAGTTATAGGGTTTTTTCTAAACTTAATATCTTTAGTAGATGCCGCATACTTATAAGCTGCTTTAACACATTTTTTACAAGTATCAATATCTAATTTCAAAAACTTACTTTTACAAGCCATCCTACCTACTTTTTTATCATAGGCATCCCAAAACTCATTGAACAATATATCTTTTTCTTTTTTATTATTATTACTTGTATTATTATATTGGACAGTTCTGTCTATAGGGGGTGGACAGTTTTGTCTAGGGGGTACGACAGTTTTGTCTATCCCTTCATTTTTAATTTTAATAGTTCTTTTCTCCACTTTAGATGATTTATCCCTAGTTATTGACACTGAGATAAAACGAAACTCTTTAAGGTTGTTTATATGCCTACTTACACTTCTAGTGCTTATTTCAAATAAATTAGAAAAATATTCATTTGTAGCCCAACAATAACCTTTATTATTAGTCAAGCATGTTATCTCTGCATAAATCAATCTCTCAATAGGTTTTAGTTTTTTGCAATACCTTACATCAGCAGGTATTATAGCGTAATAATTTGGTTTTTCTTTCATTTGTTTTAGTTAAAAAAGGAAGGGGAGGAATTGTAATTGTTCACAAAGTATAACCGCTGAGTTATGTTTGGCAATATCGCCATTTAAATTACTAACCCCCCCAACCTATATTATTATTTAGAACGGCAAATCATCTGCATCATCAACCGTTACCGCTTTAGGCTTAGTATTAGTTTGTGGAGTTGGTTTCCAAGGGTCAATATAGGCGTAATGAGTAACCCCCTTATCACTTGGTTCTTTTCTCCTTGTGATAACAATATTTACCCAGCCATTGTCATCTTCTTGTTTTAATTGTTCAACTAAATCTTTTACGGCTATGCTTGCCTTTAGTTGAGTTCCTCCATTATCAAAAGTTCTTTCCTTGATAATAAGGCCGTTAACATACTTTTTTTCTGATTTTTCCATGTTTACTGATTTTTAGTTAATAATAATTGTTTTCTTTTTAAATCTTCTAATTGTTTTTCTATTTGAAATATCTGTTTATTCATTATTTTTATACTTAAATCTGAATAAGAGGCTTGATGTTCGCTTGATATTATATTATATGCGTCTCTATATTTTTTATAATATTTAATATTAGTTTGAAAATGTTTTTCATAATGTATTACTGAAGAGTGGTCTCTACCTACAAGTTCTCCTGCTCTTTCGTAAGTACAGCCAACCTCATGTCTTAACATGCAAGCTAATATTGCTCTAGCTATAACAAGCTCTTGTCTTCTTGACATGCTTCTTATCTCTATTATAGACAAGTTACAGGCTTTTTCAACAACCCTTATTAAAGCCTCTTCTTTTAATGTTGTTGATATAGGTTTATTCGTAATAAAATTTGCCATCACTTAAATTTTTTGATTTATTATATATTTCTCTCATTTTTCCCTCCGTAAGCCTTTCCTCAACATAATGAAGTGCAGCTAAAAATCTCTCTTTACTATTTTTGTATTTGAAATAATCTTTGTGTTCATTATCTAATATTTCAGTTATTTTTATTCCTACCTCCCTAAAACACAATTCAATATATTTTGTTCTAGGTGTTGTTTTGTGCATCCTTTCTCCAAGCAACCCAAGAGCATCCCATTTTTCATACCTATAATAAAGTACAGGTTTTTCCGCCCACAACCTTGACGGCATTTTTGATAAAAATATTATAAAACCTTCTATTGGAGGATATTCTACCGCTTCAGGAATATCCTTTTTAACCATTTCTCTTAAAATTTTAGAAATATTTCTATAGTCTAGGGTCTTCTTTGAACATGCCTGATTTAAACATTTTTTCCAGTTGATGCTTTGGGTCTCTGGGATTGTCATTTTCCCTAAGGTCTCTGATGATTTCATTTGCTTCATGTTTTGTTAATTCGTTTAAGTTAATGTTTTCGTACAATGGACCTGATGAAGAGGTAAGCATAAGTCCTTCAATTATACCTACTTGCCATCCGCTAGCTTCCTCATCATCAAGTATTTCATCTATCCAGTCTTTATCTTTTAAAGTCATCACTCTCTTCTTCTCCGAAAATTCCATGCTCATAAAAACCAGCAAGCATAAGTACAATTCTTGATTTAGCTCTCTTCTCGGCCATAGCAACCGTATAAGCGTTTTTATTATTCTTTGGACTAGCTTCTCCAAATGTTTGTATTATCTTATCACCCATTTTACCTAATGCTTTTATTAAGCAGTGCGAATGGTCTTCAGCAAGATGTACTAATTCATATTGTATTTCAATGCTGTTTTTGGCCATAATTTTATCTATACCTTGTCTAGTGATGATGGTATAATGAGCATGCTTGAATACATCTTCTTTAACTAAATCGTTTTCTGTAAATAATCTTCTAAGCGTTTCTTTTTTTGTTTCTTGTTCCATTGTTTTTTGTTTTTGAGTTAATAAATTCTTTTTTTGTGGCACCTATAGCGTATCCAACTTTATATAGTTCTTTGTAATAGGTTTCGTAAATGTTTTCGTTTTCTTGTTGGTGTTCTAAAAACACCTCTTTTGTTCTGCCCATAATTTCTTGTTTAATTGGTTAATTTAATACAATATAACAATAAATATTTTAAACCACCAAATTATTTTGAGTATTTTTTTAAAAATTCCAATAATTTCTTTTTTTATTCCATTTATTTCCAAACTAATTATTTAAAAATCAATTATATTGTTGTATGAATTGGTATAATATTAAAAATGTTGCCGAAAGTAATACTACTGAGGTGATGATTTATGATGAAATTGGTTTGTATGGGGTTGATGCCAAGTCTTTTATTGAAGAGATAAAAAACATCCCTAATGATACATCTGTTCTTTTAAGGATAAATTCGCCAGGGGGCTCTGTTATAGATGGTTTGGCTATCTATGATGCTGTAAACAGATTGCCACAAAAGGTAACTTCTCGTATAGAGGGAATTGCTGCTTCAATGGCTAGTGTTATTGCACTTGCTGCTGATGAGGTAATTATGAGTGAAAACTCACTTTATATGATACATAATGTATGGGGAGGAGAAGTGGGAGATTCAGGTGACTTACGCAAAGCTGCTGACCTCATGGATAAAATGGGAGATAGGCTTATTTCTATATATATGTCAAAAACTGGAAAATCAGAAGAACAAATCCGAGCTTGGATGGATGAGGAAACTTGGTTTAATAGTGCTGAGGCTGTTGATGCTGGGTTTGTAAATTCTATTGAAGAGCCTTTATTAATGGCAGCTAGATTTGACATTAACAAGTACGATTACAAGAATAAAACTCTTGTAAACAATTTATTTAATAACATTAAAAAAGAAAATCAAATGGAAAAAGAATTTGAAAATTTGAAAACTTTTATCTCTGAGCTTTTTAATAAAAAAGATGAGGTGAAAGAAGTGAAAATTCTTGACAATGATGAGGTTGTTGAAAAAATGAACGCTTTAGAAGAGTCTATTGAAGAGTCTAATAAAGCTATCGTTGAATTAAACGGCACTATCGCTGACAAGGATGGATACATTGCAACTTTAACTGAGGAGCTTGAAAACTACAAAGTAAAAGAAGCTAAAAAGGAGGGAACTCCAAGTGATGTAATTCCTAGTAAAGACCCTAACCCAACTCCAGAGGCTAAATCTGAGAATCCTTGGGATGTTTATGCTAACGCAATTTCATCAGATAACAAAGTATATTTTAAAAACTAACAAAAAAATAAAAGAAAATGGCAAATGTAATTAATACAAGTTTAACATGGTCACAAGAGGATGCTAGAAAGTATTTCTTAGCACCATTGTTTTACGAAAATGACCATCTGAAAGGGATGGATGTTATTTCTGATGTTTCTGGAGCTTCAATCTTACTAGATAGATATACTTCTGTAAAAGACATCACGAAATCAATGACTTCAGTATGTTTTTCTGCTGACGGAACTCGTTCAACTAACTCAAACATAACTTTAACATTATGTAGATTAGAAGTTGAGCACGCACAACAAGCTCACGCTTTATTCTCTCATATCAAATCTTCACTACTTAAAAAAGGAGTTAACAGAGCTGATATGACTGGAACTATCTTCATGGAAATCGTTTCTGAAATTATCATGCAAGGGATTAAGAGAGATTTCTCTACTATATTATGGTGGGGTGATACTGATAATGGTGCATCTGAATCAACTCAATTACTTTGTAATGGAGTTTGGAAATATTTAGATGGACATGTAGGTTCTGCTTTACCAGCTTCACAGGTAACAGTATTTAATACTGACATGATTACTACTTTAGAGGACATGTTAGCTGCTCGTTCAACTGAGTTAGCAACTGCTGAAAACCAAATGATATACTGTTCAAGAGCTTTTGCTGAGGCTTACGCAAAAGACTTGAGAGCTTCTAATGGTGCTCACACTGCTGCTTATGCTGATTTACAAAACGGAGTTGGTTCATTAAGATTCAATGGAGTGCCTTTAGTAGTTGTAAATTCATGGGATGTTGATATTGCAACTTACGGTGCTGCTTTAGCTAATATGGCAAATGGACTTGCTCCTAACGCTGTAGCTGATACTAAATGTGCTATCTGGACTATGGAAAACAACATTACTGTTGGAACTGATTTCCAAGCACAAGATGTTGATATGTGGTACAACAGAGATTGTAAAGAGAACAGATTTAGAATGTTATACTCAATGGGTGTTGCTGTAAAAGAGCCAGGAATGGTTGTAACAATGACTCAAGACTAATTATTAACCAATAAAAATATATAAAAAATGGCAATTACACAAGGACACGCAATTATATGTTGCGACAGAAACCGAAGAGGTGGAATTAAGCGTATCTGGTTAATGGAACAAGATAATTTAGATACTTCTACTAATGCAGTTACTTATGCTGCATCTGGAGAAATTATCATATTTGACTCTGGAACAACAGTAGCTAATAATGATGGCTGGTTTGAATTTGAATTTGACAGAGGAACTGCTGGTTTCACTGCAAATGCAACTAGAGAGAACGGCTCAACATTAGTAAATGTAGAACTAGAGTTTTATGTTCCAAAAATTACAGAAGAAATTAACGCTAGACTTAGAGAATTAACTGAGTCTTGTGGTGTTTTCGCATTAGTTGAATCTTTCGCTGATGACTGTGATGCAGATGACCCAGAAACTTATTTCTTCATCTTAGGATACGACAAAGTATTTGAAGATAAGGCATATTTAGAATTTGCTTCAGGAGAGCAAACTACAGGTGTTGCACTTCAGGACGCAAATGGTACGGCTGTTAAATTAGCTGGAGTTCATGCTGAATACCCAAGAGAAGCTACTGTAGCAGTTAAAAATACTGCTGGTGCTCCTGGTTCAGGTACTGTAGGTAGTATAGACATGTATCAACCAACTGTAGGTACAACATTAATGTGGATAACGGCTGAAATATAGTCTATCTACACTTGTTAACAACAAATTATAATAAAAAGGGGTTGACACTCAATCCTTTTTTATTATATTTGTAAAAAATTTTAATTATGTCAAATTATAAATTAGATGTAAGTTGGTTTGCTTCTCATGATAGTGATAAGGTGACTTTGAGTGGTAGAAATACTTTTACTGTTACGGCTACAGGTAACTATAGCCAAAAAGTTTTAAGTAAATTACACTCAATAGGAAAACCTTATGTTATAATTGAGGGAGAGGAGGTTGTTGAAACTCCTAAACCAAAACCAGTTAAAAAATCTAAAAAGAAAAAAATTAAAGTAGATGAGCCAACAGAAGAAAGTCCAACCGAAGAAGAAGCAGTCAATACAGAGTCAGACTTATCAGAAGAAGGCGAGTCCTAAGATTCTAGGTTATTCTTTCTCAAAGGATGTTTCTGCTGAACCGCCAAAAGAACCAAATTCATTAACTACAATAAGAGATGAGTGGATTCCTTTTGGTAATAATAATCTATTCCCACAAGAGTTATCTGAACTTTCAAGAAGTGCCTCTACACATAGGGCAATTTTAAGCACAAAAACAACTTTTAGTATTGGTGAGGGATTAAGAACTAATGACGAAAGTTTAGCAGAATATTTAGAAGATGTTAATTCTTTTGGAGAGTCAATGGATAGTGTATCAAGAAAGGTTTTAGCAGATTTTTGGAAGCTTGGTAATGGATACATGGAGGTTGTTGTAGGTCAAGGTTATTTGAATTTCTTTCATCAAGACGGAACTACTGCTCGTATTCACAAAAAAGGAGGGCATATTCTTTTACACCCAGACTGGGAGAACGCAAGAAAATTGCCAGACCTCATGAGGAAAGTTCCTATTTATCCTAATTTTAAAAAAGAGGATAATGGTTCTGTTTATAGAACTATGATTCATTTTTCTGATTACGAAAGTACATATTATTATTATGGCATGCCAGATTATGTTGCGGCTTTAGACCATATTCGTATAGCAAATCAGATAGGTGTTTATAATCTAACTCGTTTTAAAAATGGGTTTATGCCAAGTGCAATTATAGAGTTAAATGCAGATATGGGTGAAGATGAGGCACAAGACTTTATAGATGATGCTGTAGATAAATTAACTGGTGCTGGCGATAATTCAAAAATATTGTTCATTGCTAAAAATGGTGATGGTGATGCAACAAATGTTAATATTATTAATGATGAAAGTGATGGTTCTTTTATGGAGCTACAAAAAATTACAAATGATAATATAATTTCTGCACACAGGTGGAATCCAGCTTTATCTGGAATACAGGTTGCAGGACAATTAGGAAACAATCAACAAATACTTACTGCTTATGATATAGCAATGAGTACAGTTATTAAAGAACCTCAACAGATGTTCTTAAATATAGTTAAAAAAATATTAAAATTAGAAAGAGGATATGATGTTAGTGATTTACATTTTT